AGATCATGAAAAATCCAGATTGCTGACGCCCAGGTAATTTTGTCCGTCAAAATAAAAGCTCACCACATCCACATCCCCGTTTCCCGTTGATAGCGTCGGCGCCGTACCGCCAGGCCACAGGATACTGGCCTCATTAGACCAATCTATCGTATCGTTACCGTCGCCCTGAACGACAACCAGAGTAAGGTTGCACGGCCCGTCGGGATCGGTAAAAGTAATATCCAGATTAGTACCTGTAATAGTAACCCGCTGTTTCTGAGCCGATGTCCAATCGACGGTAAAGGCGGCTGATGGAGTCGCCGTCACTTCGGCTATAAAGGTCGCCGTCTTGATGTTGTCGATATTATTGGAATCCATATCGAGTTCAGCATCACAATGGATTCCCGCAAATGTTACGGATGCATCGGTTGATAAGTCCTGATTGACTACAGAAGTGTCCTCAACGGTAAGGGTTTTAGATGCACCAGAGAAAGTCAGGGTTCCAGAATTGCCATCTCCGATAGTAAAGTTTTCATTCAGGGTAAGGGTTCTATTTCCGCCGCCTACCGCCAAACTGAATGTGCGGTCAGATGTATCGTTTTCGCTCCAATCAATCGTTAAATAATTGCTGGCATTAGTGTCATCTAATTTAACTTCGGTAAGGGTTATGCTTTCATGCCAAGGTTTGTGATAGAGTGCTATACCCATCATACCCCCCTTACACGTACTCTAGGGTCTTGACTGGTATATTAGCCTCAGAACCGATAGCAAAGAGCCTCACGCTCCCATCCAGCGGCAGATTCACCGCATCACCAGGGCCGAGTTCATATCCGCCCGTAGCCGCCGTATCATCCGCCGTCAGTGAGAAGTAGTAACCCAGAATCGTCCGATAGATGTATTTAGGATTATACGCTGGCGTGGATCCTGTGCTTCGTATGTAGACAGTATTGAAGCCCAGGGTATCGTTGTTACCCCAATCCCACTGATGGGCCGCCGCTAATGAGCCAACGGTGCCATTAGTTCCCGCCGTTTCACTCCCTTCAGCCGTAGCCTTAAGGGAGTAATAGAGTTTAGTAACCTCGGTCAATCCGGGGTCGCCGCCAGATGACGTGCATAAATACCATTCATTCGTTCCGCTGCCAGACAACCGCCATACCAGGCTTCTCTTATCATGGTCGGTATCCACATAGTTGTTGCCGTGTGCCCCCATGATTAGATAGGGCAGTCCGCCGCCGATATAAAGCGTTCCTGAGGAACCGCCATGCTGAACAATTAATCCTTTGCGATAACTTAAATTCGTATTCGGGATTTGCTCTGCCGCTGTATCAACGTCGATACAGTTATGCTTAATCCCAAGAAATTGCTCGTACGTAGGTACGGCAATCTTTTTATCAGTCCTCGCTCCTAACCTCGCCATTAGTTTTCTCCGCTGTTGAAGATGCCTCTTGCAGCATCTTGTCAATTAACTGATACTCACCCTGAAGTTTTAAAAACTCCTTTTGAGTAGCATCCAGTTGTTTATATAGCTCAACCCTTTGAGCGTTAATCTCGTCAACCCGCTTTTCTATTTCAGCTTTCCGCACGTTTAAGTCCATTTTGAAATAAATCCTTTATCCGTAAGAGAATCCGCATAGCCAATCCGTATTGCGGGGTTTCCTCTTCATACTCATCGGGATTGGTTTCAAATAATTGAATAGCCCGGGCCTCCCTCGGAACATTAAGACTATCTTCCAAGAAAGAGAGTTCTTGTAAAAGCGCATAATACCGCTCTCGCAATTCCCTGCGCTCTTGATTCAAAATGGTGCCCCTAGCCAAACGGCGGGAGTTAACCACGGCGGATTGCCCTTCACATGAGTAGTGCAGGTCAATGTGCCACCGCCAGATAAGCCAGCCGATCCATACCCTTCTTTGTCACCAGCTCCATCAGCAAGCCCGCCACCAGTAATCTCACAAGATCCACTACCGGACTTTCCCGCTGAGCCGGATAATGAACCAGAGCCTGACACATCAACATCACCGACTGCGGTCTTTTCTCCGCTTCCAGACTGAGACCCATTGCCAGATTCCGATGCCATCCCACCAGTGCTTTTTGAGCCGCTTGATGATAGTGCCCCCGTTCCAGATTCGGATGCATCCGCCAGTCCACCTTTTTCAACAGAGGATGAAAGCGAGCCGGAACCAGATATCGCCGCCGTTCCCTCATATGCCTCTGCCCCTCCGACTTCTCCAGTCGCTGTAACAGAGCCTCCGCCCGATACAGAGGCCGAAACGACAGCTTGCTTAGTACCGCTTGCGGTTAATGAGCCATTACCGGATATACCCCCGATTCCGAATAAAGCAATCGCACCTGAAACGATAAGGGCACCAGCCGCCGATAATAGGCTTGTTCCCTTGCCGCCCTTCTCTATACTTCCCGACTGAGAGCCGTTGCCAGAGATGGCCGCTGTACCAGAGTGGGATTCTCCGCCAGCTACATAATGCTCATCATAATAATCAGTATAGAAGCTATCTCCGCATCCAGCTGGAGAGGTGTTATCATTATTGGGGTTATCGGCTACAAAATTAGCAATTAAAAGCCCTGTACCGTTGATTTCCTCTCTAGCTGTCCATCCTGGTATTCCGTCAGCATTACCATCACCAATACGTGGATTTCCAGACCCGTATCGCAAAGTATAGTTTCGGGAAATCTCGGCAACATTTGACCCGTTAACCCAAATCGCCATGTTTCCACTATTGTCTTCAAATTGAAACCCCAAACACACCCAACCCCGCTCTTCTATTGCAACAGTTGTGTAATCTTGTTCTGTGCCATTGGCGTTATGGGTAATACCAAGGGTAACCGTTGTACCATTGTTTTCAGACCGGATTTGCCCCATCTGCCCATGCGTACCACCACCGTTATGGAATAAGGCATATTCATCGGTGGCAAGGTTGTCGGGAATATACAATAAAAGACAGCAATCTGTGACGATGTAAATATCAAGAGCACCACTAGCATCTGGGGAACAATAAGCACTCAACCCATAGTTGGGATAATTCTCCGTATCTGCCTGGGCATAAGACGATGAATTAGCATCATGGGAGGAGTCCGTACCCGTATTAGCGTTAGTTTGATTAAAGGAATAAGCAGTGTGTACGCCAGACCACGTACTCAGGAAACTGCTTAGTCCGTCTTGAAAAGCCACGTAATCCTAGAGTTAACTATTTAAATCTAAATCCGCATCCGTCAAGGTGTATGTTCCTTGACCGGCAAAAACCTCATCCGTTACATCCGCCGCACCATAGAATGTACCCGCAGACTCTGCTGACCAGAAGCCAACATAGGCAACTGTCGTAGAGCTAGGTACATCAAATTCAGGCGTATTGGAACTATCTAATGATCCGCTAGATGCGGAGTTCCATGTTATGGATTGTCGTGCATAAGCGGGGTCGCCACCAGACACTTCATTCGACCCATCATCCCCAGGGTCGCCTGTGTGCAATGAAACATACACCGCCACGCCCGCCAAATAATCTAGCATTGCATTTTTTCCAACAGTACTATAAGGCATGTTTGCCTCCAAATAATCTTCTTATTCTCTTTTTTATTGAAAAATAATCGGGCTCTCTTTCAATAGCCCTGATTAGTTGATTCCATTTCTCAACTTCTTGACAAGATTTGCGTTTCTTTTCCCAAAGTTTTTCTTTATCCATTACATATACCCAAGAGATTCGAGTTTCTTTTTTATTCTGTTATCTGCTATTCGCCAGCGTGAACCTATCAATCGACTTCATCCACATCATTCAGACGGATGAAGTTTTGTCTCAATCCAAACTTTTCCCTGTTTTTACGTTCTAAGTATCTCAGCTTCGATAACTGCTCATCCGTCATGGTGTGAAAACCTTCTTTCCGCCAATTCTCTTCCTGCTCAGAACGAGTTTTGCCAAACTTCTTCTTATCGTGATCTCCACCCTTAACAATAATTTCCATCATTCTCCCCAAAAAAAAGGGACAGGGGCGAGTTGCCCCGCCCCATCCCTGAACAATCAGCTCATATCTACTGCGCCGTTCTCATCGAACAGACCAGCAGCATGAATCCCACTAGAGCCACTCGTAAGAGTTGTTTCTGTGGATGCAAGACCCTCAGAACCAAAGAAACAACAAGAAACAACACCACTGTTTGTAGTGCCAGCAAAATTAATATAAGCCCCACTATCGGGTGCTTGAGAGAAGTGGCAGTTTCTCATAACGAAACTTGAAACGGGTGCCGCCCCAGTGATAACCGAGGTGGCATAGTTGTTTGCGTTGCCACCAATAAAATCGCAACCGATAATAGAAAGCCTATTAATCGCACCAGCCGAACCAGTCAACTGGATAAGTGGTGTCCCAGTGCCATTCCATTTACACTGAAATTTACAGTTGACAATGGACATATCGCCAGAACCACCAGTGGCACTTCCGATAGCCACACCCTTCCCCTTGACCATGACGTTATACATAGAGCTTCCGTCAAAGCCTTTGGTTCGGGTTCCACCGTTGCTCTCAAAGAACATGGCATAAGACGTGGCATCTTCAGCAAAGTGCCCGATTCCCTCAATGTGAGTTGCGGGACACTCGATGTTCCACCCACCATGAGCAGCCGTGTTATACTTGGTTCTCACGCCAAGCATGTCACTCGGATACTGCCTCTGCGTAACACCGATAATTGACTTATTGGCATTAGCCTCTGTTCCGCTTCCAGCGGTCTGAGCCTGTGCAATGGTAATATCCTCTGTATAGCGGGCAAAACCTGTGCCGAGCGTGTACACCTTCGGACGGATATAAATCACGTCGCCACCAGTAGAGGCGGTTATGGCTGCCTGAATAGTAGCCTTTGCCCTGTCAGGGCGTGTTCCCTCATTACTGTCGCTTCCGTCTGTCCCATCAACAAACCAATGAGTAGCCCACGGGCTAGAAAAGCGGGCACCCCCAACAGGCGCTCCGCCCATGTGAAATAACATATCAGGAGCTATACTCATAATATCCCTCCTGATTATCCGTTACCGCAGTAGACCATTCTAGGATCGCCATACCCGTTCTTAAAATACTGCAACGAGCTAACGATAGTATCCCTTGTGTTGTCTGCGGCATCCTCAATACGTCTATCGGGTTCCATCAACGTAAACATATTCACGTCGTATTTGGAGTTATTCTTCGCAATCAAATACCACGCCGTGGTACTCGTGAAGAAGTTATAGACGAACACATCAACTTCCCTATTCAGGACGTTTTTAGTGTTTGAGAACTCACCGGATTTCTTATCACTTTTGTAGATTTCATTCGCCGTGTGCATTAAAGCCGTAGGCACAACAAGGGTGTCGGCGGTACTCGGCATGTAATGACCCATAGAGTCAATCATATCCGCAAAATACACTTCCGCATCCTCGATAGCCGCATGGCTCAAGTCCACATCAGCATAGTTGTCAAAATTGTCATCTGTCGAACCGTCTAAAAGCCCAGTATGGGTGTTTTCAGCGAAATCGAGAGTGTCATAACCCTTGTAGGTGTAAGTCGCACCAGTCGGGTCATTCCACAACTGAGCGGCGATAACGTCCTTACAATATCTCTGCATCTCTGCGAGAGAACGAGTCCATTTCGCCATCAGACTCCACTTATTGGTTCTCTTCATCCTGTCCGTGATACGGAAAGACGTACCATACGCAGCCTGCGTATAAGTAACATCGTTCCCGCGAACAGGAACCTGATAGCCAATAGCTGCGCCTTCGGCCACTTCCGAGGCGGGCTCTAGTCCGGCAACCTCTGACATTCTCTCGAAGTCATCCGAAGTTTTAAGGTCGTTGTATAACCTCTTCCACTGTTGCGGATGCTTCCTGTCAGTGGTGTCATATAAACGATAAAGAACCTTTTTAAAAAGATCCTTGTTCGAGGTGTCAAAGCCTGTTGAATGTACACTCATGACGCATTCCAGTTCCAGCAAGAATCAGGATGAAATCTCACCAGTACACGGGAACCCGATGCTGGAGTATCCCGTGGGTCTAAATTCACTATAATGGCATCCGTTCCAGCCGAGCCTAATGCCAATGTCGTTGCTGTAGTGGAAACAGAAAAGTCATAGTCATTTCCGACATGGGTGGCCTTGGCTGGTGTAGCACCAGAAGAGTGAATCGACCAAATCTGTTCGGGCGTAATTTCGTGTACCCTGATGTCACTCCCCGTAGTCCCAGTTGCGTCCATTGCGGCTATACCAACAATGTCGTCACCATCAGTAGCAATGGTCACACTGCCGCTGGAAAAGAAAACGGGGTCGCCCTCTTTAAAAGTCTCGCTTGCAGCTTCAGGGTATGAACGAACATTCGTTGGCCCTGACCACAATCTAAATTTTCCCATTTAAATCCCTATTCATTTGCTGAGTCAGGGATTCAGGGAGCTATCTTAAAAGTTTGTCGGTGTCGATTTCCTCAACGATTACGCCGTCCCGCCTGGCCTCTTCCCTAAACTCCGCTTGCCGAGCACTAGCCGCCCGTCGTGATTTCTCAAGGGCCGCCTTCTTCCGCTCAACAAACAAATGGGCGGGACACATCATTAATCGAGTGTCCACATATTGATACCAACCCTCGGCATTAGGAACTAACCCCTCGGGCCAATACAATTTATCCTGCCAGCGAACTAAATCATAATCGTATCGGTATTTCCACGTATCAACGTGGTCTTGGTTCACCCACTGCACTTTATGATCGGGAAGCGGTGCCTTGTCAGACTTGTAATCCACATACACGGGCTTTCCCTCAAAGACGTACTTGCCGTGCTCTGGGTCTGACTTCTTCCAGTCAACTTTCGACAACTTGAGATTAACTAAACGTACTTGTGATAACCGTCTTCCCATCAGTCGCTCTCCTCTTCCATCAACTCAGCCGCATCTTTCATGCTTTTAATACCCGCATCCGGTTCCCTGTCAATCATATAATTCAGGAAATTCTTGGCGTAGTCGTCAAATTCGACTCTCTTTTTTGCGGGTTCTTGTGAACGTACCGCAGAAGGAGATTCCGTCTGCGTCGGTGAAACGGGACTTCTCTGAGGACTCTGTTTATCCTTCTGGTATTTCATATTCGTGCCAACAGCTATGAGTACCTGTGGATCAGCCAGCATCATGGGGTCGCCCCCCTGCTGCACGGCATAATTCAGGAATTTCATAGTATTAGCCTCTACCTCTGGATCACCAAAAATCTCAGGATCACTACGCTTCACTTCTTGCAAAACTCTCGGTGCCTCCCTATTAGCCTGTTCATGACGGAGTTGTTGCTTGAACTCATTAAGCTCCTTTCTCATTTGTGCTGAGACAGCCTTTGATGGGCTGTTAAAGAACTCTGAATCCAAGTCCTCTTCAGGCTCTTGCGGTTTTTGAGATGACTTGGGCTGATTCCGGTAATAGGCCAGTTCGGATTGCATTTGATCAAGAGCTTTTTTATACTCCCCGAATTCTCTGCCCTGCTCACCGAGTTTTCTTTCCAAGTCCTCATGCATCTTAGCGATTTCGACAGGACTTTTTCCCCGATACTTATCGGAAAGCTGTTCCTCATCACCAGACGCTTTTTGCGGCTCATCCGGTGCATTGGCCTCATCAGCCTTATGTGCATTCTCCAGTTCAGCCGCTACATCTTCATCACTCATTTATATCTCCAAAAACCTCACGGTATCACGATGGATATTACCCGCTCCGGTTTCCTTGCAAACCATCTTTTATTTTGTTTATTTCCTTTATCGTCCTTTGAACGCCGCGAAGTTGCCCCTTATAGAACATATCTGTATCACGGTCATTCCCCTCTCTGCCTAAATCCTGATGTATGTCGACCTTTAGCTTTTCAATCCTTTTGCCGACCATTGACCAGAATCCAGTCTCTTTCAGCCAATTAATATCACCAATAGCATCTAGCTTCTCAACTTCGCCGCTTCTAAACCAATCCTTAACGCTCATCTATCCTCTCGGTGGTGCCTGTGGCGGTGCGGATGGACTTCCCCCACCACCCGTCTGTCCCATTCCTGGCGGATTGGGATTCATCAACGCATTCTGTAAATCAATAACCTCATTCAGCGGTTTCAATAAATCGTCAGCATCGGCAATATCGAAATCCTCAAGTATGCGGGTCACTATCTTCCGCCCCGTTTCTGAAATCTCAAGTATGAATTTCTTCATCTCTGGATGTACACCCGCATCGACTATCGCCTGAATCATACTGGCAAGGTTAGTCAAATACTGGCTCAATAACTGATATACGGCGATATTAATCTGCCGCCGCACTTCCGAATTAAGCATCTCTGAGGATGCCATTAAATCTATCTGAATCCCCTCTTCCAAATAGGAAGACGGAAAATCTATCGCTTTCGACTGAAACAGTCCGTCCTTATCCTCAACCTCATACGTGAACCGTGGCTGATACTGGGCGAACTGACATAACGCCTTCATGCCGATTTTACTTATCTTGCGGCGCAATACATCCATATTGAACCGCATCTTAATACCGACCTGCTCAAGCCGTGCCATAGCCTCACTAGCAACGGGCCTCTCAGCCGTAGGTTGCCCCATGGCTTCCGGTGAAACACTCGCCACAAACTGCATGAATTGTATGGCCTGCCCTATGTCAGCCATAGCTGACGGCATCGGGTCTTTAATCTCGAACTGCTTAATGGCATTCTCAACGTCATCGACCTTAACGACCACCCCAGGGTAGAACTCCCAATCCTCTTCCCTGGCAGTATCTCTCTGCAAGAAAGCAAGGCTATTCTGAAGAGTCCTATTATCTAGGGTCTGGTTATAAAGTGTATCCACGACTTCCTGAAGGTCTCTCAACTGGTCACACAGCCCGAATCCATCGAAGCAATACTCGATAGGAGAGGCGATTAAATCAATAAACGGCCTCGAACCGTAGAAATCGGGGTTATATATCGCCCGCAAAATCGTTTTCGTATCGTGGTGATAAACCACAACAATGTCGTCCTCAATACCATCGCCATCAACGTCATATTTGAACCACAGCTCCCATAATTCAATCGGCTTGTCCTTAGCCTCGCTGATTTCCTTACCCTGCCCTTCAGCACGGTCTTTCTTTACATCATCAAACTCATCGCCGGAATACTCAGAACCCTCAAATAGGTGTTTCAAGGCGCCTTTTCTGTAGAGTCCGGCCTTAATTCTGGCCTCGATTTCTGGTTTTCTAAGGTATTTTCTGAATCCGACCAAGTAAGCGTCATCCACAGATTTGGCTTCCGACGAGATAATGAAGTCCTCTCTCGGTATGGGAAACAATGTTGGCCCCTGGTAAGTCGTGACTGGAACCTTAACAACAGGCTCGCCTGTAGTGGAATATTTTTTAATATCTGAGTCGGCGATCTCTTCCTTCGTGGCGTATCTGTAGATTGTTTTCTTCTTGATCTCATAATTTATCTTGATAATCCCCGTTCCCGTCTTGATACACTGCAAAAGCGGGTCGAATATGGTGTTCTTGAAATCAATAATCCACTTCTGCCACCAATCCAAGCCGTCTTCCAACTCATGTATCAAGTCAACGAACTCAGGTTTGCGGGCTTTAAGCACCCATACTTTCTTCTGCCCGAAAATAGCCGTAATCAAGCGGACTATAATATTGTCAACTAGCCACTGAGTAACGGGGATAGAAACATTACTGGCCCCCGACCAGGGGAAACTCTTGGGTTCCCGCTCGCCACGGTACTGTTTTTGTGACTTCTCTAACCGCTCAATCAGGACTTCCTGACTCCGCAACTCATCCTCAAGGATTCTATGAATAAATGATTGCAGCTCATCTTCAAGAGTCTTGTTGTCGGTTTTTTGAGTGAGATTAATAGGAAGTCCGCCAGGAAAATAAGCTATGTCTTCCCGAGCCTCGTCCATTGCGGACGGTTTTATCGTTTCTTCTTTACTATCTTTCTTTTTCTTCGTTTTAGCCATTTCTTTCCAGATTTTGGCCCCTTGAATAAGTCCTTTGATTTTGACTTGTCAAATCCAGTTCCGATGGTCACCTATCTTCTCGATCTTGCAACCCGTGCTCTAGATTTTCGCACTTTTCGCTTCCTGGGCCTTGGTGGCTTAGGATGCGTAAGTTTTGGCAGTTTTGGCGGCCCTGCCACCGGAGGTTTTGGCAAAGATGGTGGTGTTGGTTTTAACCGTCTTTTTTTTCTTTTTGGCTTTCTAGCCCTTCTTGCTTCAAGCATGTAAATTCCTCCACAAACTAAAAATTGTCATAGTCATAAATAGGCAAGCGTGAAAATAAATCGGCGGGTAGGAAAAGAATAATATCCCCGAACAGAACGCAGATTATTTCTTGCGAGACTTCTTTGTCTTTGATTTCTTACGCTCGATTTTAGTCAGAGTGCCGTAAACATAGACATCCTTACGGTCACCCTTTAGCCCCTTTTTCTTGGCTTGCCTTGAAAGTTTGCGGTGTAACTTTTTTGGCATTATTTAATATATCG